CACGCCCACCCGGCCCCCCAAAACCCTGGGCGTGCAGGTCTGGGCGGCCTACAGCCCCCAGCGCAGCTGGGCCAGCATCGTCAAAGAGTTTGAAGAGGCTGTCTCGGCCCTGGAGAAGGGGGACCCAGGCCCCATGCAGCTCTTCGTCAACGAAACCCTGGGCGAGACCTGGGAGGTCAAAGGCGAGCGCAGCGACGAACACGCCCTGCAGGCCCGGGCCGAAGCCTTCCCCCTGTGCCAGGTGCCCGTGGGCGGCCTGGTGCTCACCGCAGGCGTGGACGTGCAGCGCAACCGCTGGGAGATTGCCGTCTGGGCTTGGGCCCGGGGCCTGGAGTCCTGGCCGGTGGACCACCACATCATCGAAGGCAACCCGGCCAGCGAAGAGGACTGGCAGCAGGTCACCACCTACCTGCAGCGCCGGTATCCCCAGGCGTATCACGCGGGCAGCCTGGGCCTGTCGGGCATCTCCATCGACTCCAGCGACCAGACCCAGGCCGTGTACAACTGGGTGCGCAAGAACCAGCACCAGCTCCCGTGCCTCAGGGCTGTGAAGGGCCGAGGCGAAGAGGGCGTGCCGGTGCTGGGCCCGGCCAGCATCCAGGACATCAACTGGAATGGCCAGAAATGGCCCCAGGGCGTGAAGCTGTGGAACGTGGGGGTCGACACAGCCAAAGACCTGCTGCTGGGCCAGCTCGCCATCGCCACCCCGGGCCCGGGCTATGTTCACTTCAGCCAGGACCTGCCGCGCGAATGGTTCGAGCAGCTCACGGCCGAGCAGCGCATCCTGGCCAAGCTCAATGGGCGCGACACCTACCGCTGGGTCAAGCGCCGCCCGCGCAACGAGGTGCTGGACTGCCGCAACTACGCCCTGCACTCGGCCATGAGCATCGGGCTGCACCACCACAGCGACCGCAAGTGGCAGCAGATCGAGGCCGCGGTGCAGCCGGTGAATGCGGACCTGTTCAGTGCTCCGCTGCCGCCGAACGTGCCCAAACCTACGAACACGCCGGCCCCGGCCATCTCGGTGGTCAATGAATCGCGCCCGGCTCGCACCGAAGAACCCCAAGACCGCGGCTACGCCCGCCGCCGATCCCCGGCCCCCACCTTCACCCGCGCCTGGTGACCCCAAGCCTTCACGAATTCACCCTCATGAAAATCCACGCCCAGATCAACTTCCCCGACCCCGCCCGGCTGGTGGGCGAGCTGGCCAAGCAAACCCGCTTTGCCCTGAAAATCGCCCTCAACACCACCGCCACCCAGGTGCGCGATGGTCTGCGCTCCGAGATCCAGCGCACCATCGACCGGCCCACGCCCTACACCCTGAACAGCCTCTTCATCCGGGCCGCCACCTCCCAAAACCTGGAGGCCACGGTCTGGCTCAAGGACGAACGGGCCACGTCCAATGCGGGCACGCCGGCCACGCGCTACATGCTGCCCCACATCGTGGGCGGGCAACGCACCCTCAAGCGCTTTGAACGCGCCCTGCAGATCACCGGCCAGATGCCCAAGGGCTGGTACGCGGTGCCCGGGGCCGGTGCCCGGCTCGATGCCTTCGGCAACATGAGCGCGGGCCAGATCATCCAGATCCTGAGCCAGTTGCGGGTCACTCTCACCGCGGGCTTCACCCGCAACATGTCGACGGACGCCCGCAGCAAGATCGCCGCCCAGCGCCGGGCTGGTGGGCGCTTCTTCGTCGTGATGCCGGGTGCCAAGGGCCTGCGCCCCGGCGTGTACCAGCGCGAGTTCATGGGCCGCCAGGTCACCCCGGTGCTGATCTACGTGACGGCGGCCAATTACAGGAAGCGCCTGGCGTTTGAGACGGTGGGGCAGCGCATTGCGGATGCGCACCTGTTGAACAACTACCGCCAGGCGTATGCGCAGGCCTTGGCGACGGCCCGATAGGGCTGCGAGATAGGACCGTGAGATAGCCAGAAACACACACCCGCTCTGACCGATGACCCCTGAAACCAGCACCCCTCAACCCAGCACCACCAAAGCCACCCCAGAGCCCGACCTGGTGGATCGGATCTTTGCCTACCTTGAGGCAGAGCTGCCCCAGGCCCTCCGAGACGTTGACCACCTCAAGGCCAATATCCGGGCCGAGTTCGGGGGCCTCGATTGGTACATCCCTATGAAGCCGCGGGCGGCTCGCCGGCAGCGACAGCAAGAGGTGCTGCGCCTGTTCAATGGGCGCAATGCTGAAGAAGTGGCCCGCCAGCTCAACATCAATCGCGCAACGGTCTACCGCGTGGTGAAGAAGGCCAGCCGGCGCTGAGGGCTCGCTCCCCAAGCGCAAATCGTCGCGTGTTCCCCTGGAAATGCGACAGCAGTCTGGATAAGTTGGCCGGACAACTCTCTGAACCTCCACCTCCACCTCTACCCCCTATGGCCTACACCCAAACCGACCTGGACAACATCGACACCGCCATTGCCACCGGCGAGCTGGAAGTGGAGATCCACGGCCCCAACGGCCTGCGCAAGGTGCGCTACCGCAGCATAGGCGAGCTCAAGTCTGCCCGCGAGCACATCGCCAGCCTCCTGACCCGTGCCAGCTCGCCCCGCAACCCCGGCGCCTGGCGTGTCGGCTTCTCCACCTCGCGGGAGTAAGCGCCATGGCCAACCTTCTGGATCGCCTGATCGGCGCCTTCAACCCCCAGGCCGGTCTGCGCCGCCACCAAGCCCGTGAGCTGCTGCAGCGGGCCTACGAAGGGGCCAGCACCCGCGACGGCTGGCGGCCCCGCCGGGCCGGGGCCAGCGCTGACACCGACCACCGGGCCGATGCCGCCACGCTGCGCGTGCGGGCCCGCTCCCTGGTCAAGAACACGCCCTACGTCGCGCGGGGCCTGGGCTCGATGGTGGCCAACGTCATCGGAACCGGCATCAACCCGCGCAGCCTGGGCAAAGATGCCAAGCGCATCACCGCCCTCTGGCAGGAGTGGGCCAAGGTGGCCGACGCGGATGGGGTGCGTAACCTGGGCGGCCTGCAGGCCGCTGCTTACCGGGCCATGGAGCAAGACGGCGAGGTGCTGGTGCGCCTGCGGGCCCGCCGGCCCAGCGATGGCCTGCCCGTGCCCCTGCAGCTCCAGCTCTTGGAGATCGACTGGCTCGACAGCGCCAAGGTGGGAACCCATGGGCCGAACACCATCATCAACGGCATCGAGTACGACCCGCTGGGCAAGCGGGTGGCCTATTGGCTGTTTGACCAGCACCCGGGTGAAGTCCTGGGCCCGCGCATGGCCAGGACCAGCAGCAGCCCGGTGCCGGCCGAACGCATCATTCACCTCTTCAACCCCGAGCGGCCAGGGCAGGGCCGAGGTTTCACCCGCCTGGCACCCGTCATCAGCCGTGTGCGCGACCTGCAGCTCTACGAAGACGCCGAAGCCCAGCGCAAGAACCTCGAATCGCGCCTGTCGGTGATCGCCAGCGGCGATGTGAACTCCATGGGCCCGCTGGGCCCAGAAGATCAGCGTACCCCAGACCAGAGATCCGAATCAGGCGACCTGGGCACCTTGAGCAGTGGCTCCATCATCCAGGTCCCCTCGGGCCTGAACATCACGACCGTCCAGCCCACTGCGGTGCCGGGCTATGTGGACTACGTGAAGCTACAACTGCATCTGATCGCGGCCGGCATGGGCATCACCTACGAGATGCTCACCGGGGACGTGCGTGAGGTGAACTTCAGCAGCGCCCGCGTGGCCATCCTGGAGTACCGGCGCAACGCGGAGCAATTGCAGTGGCTCACGCTGATCCCGGGGCTGTGCGAGCCGATCTGGCGAGCCTTCATTGATGCGGCGGTGCTGGCCAACATCCTGAAGCACCCGGATTACTCTTGCGACTGGGCGACGCCGAAATGGGATTATGTGAACCCGGTGCAGGACGTGGCGGCCGAGCTCGATGCCATTGCGGGCGGGCTGTGCACCATCAGTGAAAGTCTGCGCCGGAGGGGCATGGAGCCGGAGCTGTTCTTTACGGAATACAAGGCCGACTTTGAGAGGCTGCAGCGGGATGGCACGCTGGACTTTTTGATGATGTTGCAGAAGGGGCGGACGATGGGGATCGCGCAGCAGCAAGATTCGGTGCAAAACGGGAAAAATGGGCCTTGATTCGAACGAGTGCAACTTCGAACGTTATGGCCCTTCCGCTTGTTCAAGCGACCTTGTGTTGATCCGGTGTGGACGCATGCTGGACCCGAAATAGAAAAGGCACCCTAAGGTGCCCTGATCCAGAAACTACTGTCACTCAGGACATTTTTCGTCTCATCGCAACCAGGCCAAGCATGGCCATCGCGGCGGCCAGCACGGCCATCGCGTACTCGCTCAACGTGGGAACTGTGGCTGGTGCAACAGTACCCGTAGTCACGACGATGGTATCTCCCGATGTGAGCGTGATGGTCTTGGTTGTGCCTGCGGTCAGCCCTAGCGTCGCGAGAGTCTTCCCGTTGAAAGTCGACGAACTAGAAATCGGACTGAGCGAAACGTAGCCGGCGGGCAGATACAACGTGTTACCAACTGCATAGACTGGAGAACCAGTTGCCGCGTCCGCACTCGTACCAGCGCCAGAGGTCAGACCCGTCACACTTGATGCAATTCCAGTTCCTATGAGGCCGGCGGGAGCAGTTCCAATGCACAAGGCGGAAGGTGTGATGAGCCCGTTCGCACAAGACGAGTTTGTCACAGACAGTGTCATGCCAGTCGTGTCGATTGAGCCGCTCCCTGTCATCACAACGTTCGCGCCGTTTTGGACAATATTGACGGTGTAGGTTGCCTGTGCTGCACCTACGCCGGTAACCAAAGCCAACATTGCCAATAAGTTCCGAAACTTCATTTGCATCCCCAAAAAATGTTACAAATTGATTCTACTTCGGCGAAGCCATGTTCAGTCATTTTTCAAATTAGCAGCATAAGAAAAAACGGGTTGATTTCTCAAGTGTGGTTTGAGGGAATTACCCGACGGTACTTGCGACCCCAATAAATCGTCGCACTTTCCCCTAGAAATGCGACAACTCGGACAGCACGATCAGTGCATGTCCGAGACCCCAACCCCTGAGATCCAGACCCGCCGCGAGGCCCTGCCACTCGCTGGCCGCCAGATGGAACTGCGCGGTTTCCAGCGCTCACAGGCGGACAACTCCGCCCCTGATTCCTCCCCCCTCGCCACCGCGCAAATCGTCTTCACCACCGGTGCGGGCGTGAAGTGCTTTGACTGGTTCCGCGACCGGGCCTATGTCGAAGAACTGGTGGTGGAAGAGGGCGCTATCCGCTTGGATCGTCTGCGCCGGGGGGCGCCGCTCCTGAACACCCACAGCCAGTGGAGCCTCGAGGCCCAGCTCGGCGTGGTCGAAAACCCCATCATTCAAAACGGCCAAGGCACCTGCAGCGCGACCTTCTCGCGCCGTGAGTCGGTGGCTGGCTACGTGCAAGACGTGGCTGACGGAATCATCCGCAATGTGTCGGTGGGCTATGTGCGCCATCGCATCGAGATGGTGGCCCCAGCGAACGAGGGCGAGCTGTGGCGTTACCGCGTGGTCGATTGGGAACCTTACGAGGTCTCCCTGGTGCCCATCCCCGCCGACATGGACAGCCAGATCCGCTCCGGTGCTGGTGCTGCTGGTGCGACTTCTGCCCCTGGCGCCGATGGCGCAGCCCCCTCAGACCAGGCCTTCCAGCTTCGCACCTTCCCCTGCGAGTTCATCGAGACCCGCGCCCATTCCCTGCCCACGGTGGGCCTCTCCGCCGAAACCCAAACCCGAAAGGATTCCTCCATGCCTCAGAGCACTGATGCCGGCGGCAGCACCGCCACGGCCCCCGCTTCTTCGTCCTCCTCGTCCGCAGCCCCTGAAGCCGGCACCGTCGCTCAGCGCAGCCAGGCTGATGCCGCAGCTCAAGCAGCCATTGCCGCAGCTTCTGCCGCCGCCGACATCACCGATCTCTGTGCCCGCCATGGTGTGGCCCACCTGGCCGCTGGCCTGATTCGCTCGGGCAACTCGGTGGAGCAGGCCCGCAGCTCGGTGCTCGATGAGCTGGCCCGCCGCGACGCGGCCAGCGGTGGCCACCGAAATGTCCAGGGCGGGCAGGGCGGCCAGATCCAAACCGTGCGCGATGAGATGCAAACCCGCATGGCCGGCATCGAGCAGGCCATCTTGCACCGCGTCGCTGCGCAAACCCAGTTGGACGACAACGGTCGCCAGTACCGGGGCATGAGCCTGCTAGAGCTGGGCCGCGACTTCCTGGAGGGCCACGGCGTCAGCACCCGCGGCATGGACCGCCTGACGCTCGCCACCCGCATGCTGCACTTCCGAGCCGGTGGCATGAACACCACCAGCGACTTTCCGTCGCTGTTTGCCAACGTGGCCAACAAGCGCCTGCGCAGTGCCTACGACGAGAACCCCGGCACCTATGCGCTCTGGGCCCGCCGCGCCCCCAATGCGCCCGACTTCAAGAACATCACGATCACCGCGCTCTCGGCCGCCCCCGACCTGCTGCGCACCAATGAACACGGCGAATTCAAGTACGGCTCGATGAAGGACGGCGCCGAGTCCTACCAGGTGCTGACCTATGGCCGCATCGTGTCCCTGTCGCGCCAGGCCATCATCAACGACGACCTGCGGGCCTTTGACCGCCTGGTGAGCGCCTTCGGCTTTGCCGCCCGACGTCTGGAGAACCGTCTCGTCTACGCCCAGCTCACGGCCAATGCGGCGCTGTCTGACGGCACCACGCTCTTCCACGCGGATCACGGCAACCTGGGCACCGGTGCTGGCAGCGCTCTGCAGTTCACAGCCCTGTCGGCCGGCCGCACCGCCATGCGCCTGCAAAAGGGCCTGGCCGGTGAAGAGCTGGGCATCGCGCCGAGCTACCTCATCGTGCCCGCGTCCCTCGAGCAGACCGCCTATCAGCTCACCAGCAGCAACTACGTGCCGGCCCGCCAGGCAGATGTGAACGAGTTCCGCAGCGGCGGCCGCACCTCGCTGGAGCCCATCGTCGAGCCCCTGCTGGACGGCAACAGCACCACCGCCTGGTACCTGGCTGCGAGCAATGCGCAGGTCGACACGGTGGAGTACTGCTACCTGGACGGCGCCGAAGGCCC